TAAGGTGTCATACTCTTCTTCCTCTTCCTGTTCTTCTATCCCAAGAGATTCCCATACTTCCTCTAGCTTCGCCATTCCTCTGATCATAAAACTGCCATCTTCTTGTTTTATAATCATATCATCATCATCATCATATTCAAAAAATCCGCTTAGCTCTAAACTATATTTTCCAATTCTTACATCTCTGCTATGTTTCGTTACGGTCACCACTTCAGAGAATCCATCCAAATAAATAATTTGAAGATTCAACCCAAACAAATCAACCCTATAATCATATATATCATAAAACATCTTTTCCGGATTTTTCATGATTGAAATACTCTGCACACTATTACTTTCTACTGTAACAGGCACTTCCACTTCAACTCCCAGATAGGAAAAAATGATTGCATTTGATCCAAGCGCCAAATTTTCCCCCTCATCATAAAATTTCCATCTATATTCCGGATAAACCCAATCAAAATCTTCCTCAATATACCATTCTTCACCATCTCCGACTGCAATCGCTGAATCACCATTCGTATAATTGATCTGAATTCTAAGTCCTGTCATATCATTTGCGAGATCATATTGACTTCTCTGCAATACTGTTGTCCATGGGCTTTCCAGAACTTCCATTGATGCAACCGGAGAAGGAACAAATGTAATCGGGATTTCTTCTGCATCTACTCCTCCCAGATTATAAATCAACGCATTGCTGCCCGACGACGTATCAGCAACACCTTCTTCTATTTCATTTTTAAATCTTACACTGACATACGCTCCATAAAGTTTCCATCTATATTTATTATACCCTTCAATAATCTGATCATCCATACATGTAATGCGGTAATTATATCCGACATCAAGATCATCTATATTATTTTGACATTCGTAAAATTCCGTTTTATCACAATGTGTAATTTCAAATTTCTTAATATCTGCGCTTTCCAGGAAAAACTCAGAACGCGTTGAACTGATCATGCAAAGAAAAGATCCAATTTCATCAGAGTAAAACATTTGCGCTGCACAGTAATAAACCTTACCGGCGGTCAATTTAGCCTTTATGGAAAAATTTTCATCTTTTTCATAATCAATTTCGTCATCATATTCTTCAATCTGAGAACCATCTGCACTTTTTATCATCCCATGTGTAGCAAAATATCCTGTACTGAAAAATGTATATGTTTTTGTTTCTTCCGGAATAAATTTATATACCTGATAGCCTTCTTCTTCTGCTATATTAACATTCTGTATCCGATCTTCCTGAATCTCAACCGCATTTGCAACGCTGATATCATCCCAGTCAAGCCATCCGGTACTGTCGACTGCTTCGGCGCCTCTGCTTCCCCCGGCCTCTTTTTCTGCCTTTCCCTCAGTGATCACGCTTTCCTTTTTCACATCTTCCTCTGTCAATGCTGCAGCATAGAAAGTTTCTGGTATCACTGTGCATATCATTGCAAAGCTGAGAAGAAATGCAAACAACTTTTTACCCCACTCTACCTGTTTCATAACTCTTTCTCCTTTTCATAAATAATATTTAATTCTCTTCAACCATATCACATATCACACACTTATGCAACAAAGTGCAACGCTTTGATTCAATTCTGGACTTTGCACTTTGCTGCAAAGTCTGTAAGAATATGTATGTTCCTGGAGAGATCTGCCGCTATTTCTTTATCTTCAATGCTTTTGACGCGGTAATTCCAGTAAGCGTCTTCTTTTTTTGAACCGCAATCCGGTAATAATAAGTTTTTCCTTTTATCACTTTTTTGTCTATATAAGACAATTTCTTTTTTCCAACTGCCTTTAATCTCACATATCCGCTGTTTTTCTTTTCAGAACGATAAATATAATATTTTGTCGCGCCTTTTACCTTTTTCCAAGAAATCCGCGCCTGTGATTTTTTGGCAGTCTGCTTTGCTGTAATCTTCTTCGTAGATGCCGCAAGCTGTATGCTTTTTGATTGTCCATTTTTACTTTTTTGATATTTTCCAGAGGAATCAAATGCCACTGCATAATAGGATACCTTTTTTTTACTAATCGGATTTTCATCATAAACAATGCCTGCAGCGTCCGTTTTTCCCACTTCTGTTGTTTGGCTTCCATTAACGCAGTACACAGTATAAATATCTGCATTCTCCACTTTCTGTACTGTGATCTTAATACCCAGTTTCTTTTTTTCCGCAACTGCTTTTACTTCACTAATTACAGGCGCCTCAAGCTCCGGCAAAGGAACATCCGGCTCTTCCTCTTCTGCGGGATCTTTTCCGGAAGAAACGTCCCTTTGTATGGAAATTTTAACCAAAACGGTTTTATCACTGATCTCTGATTTTAGAACCTCTGCATGCTCAACAAACAGGCCAAAACCGGATCTGTCAAAGAAAAAGCCTTCTTTTGCTGTCAGGGTAAATTCTGCCTCTGTGCCGCTTTCATTCCACTCCAGATTAGAAACCGTATATGAAGCGTCTTTGGGTACTACCGCCGCATCGTTTGCAATCGTTATGTTCTGGCTGCCTGTAATATACGGCGTCTCTGACAGCGCTGCCAGCTCTTCTTCTGTATAAACAGTATCCGTCACAGTGACAAAATCCAAATCTCCTGTAAATTCATTGATATTCAAAAGAGACGCGCACATTCCTCCCCCTATAGCAAAATAGGTGATTTCATCTTCCGGATTAACGGAAAACCAGCTTTTGTGCTGCCAGCCTGCATCTTGCGAATACAGATTATCACTTCCGTCTATACTGATTCGCGTTTTGCCTTCTCCTGTCGTATCAAAACTCATTGCAACCGTATGCCACTCACCATCGTAAAGCATTCTTCCCCCGGCATTACTGATATTTCCCCGTAATGAAGTTCCGTTCTCATTTCGTAATATCACCCGCAGCATACCACTGACCAAAGAAAAGCTCATCGTGTTTTTATCGTCCTGACTGCTGCTGCCGCAGGCAAAAATCAGACCGTTTTCCTGTGTTGTCCGGAAACGGAATAGAATCGCACCCCCTGTGCTGTTCGCTCTCAAACAATTTAAAACATCCAGATATGCGCCGTCTGCATACCATACGCTGTTTTCATTTCCAAGATCTACATATGCGCCATTTTGAAAGGCCATGCCCGATAAATCCAAATCCAACGCCGCCCGGCTTTCTTCCAATGATATTTGAGCCTCTTTTCTGACATCCTCCAATGTCGGCAAAGTCCTTAATTCAAATATTTCTTCAGACGAACAAATCTGATTGTCATCTGTTTTTACTGCCTGTATGCAGACTCTGTATTCCTGATTTTTTTCCAGATCCGATTTTACTTTTAAAATATCTCCTTCGATTTCAAATTTATCGTTGTCATATTCCATACCACAGAATCTATATTGATAGTCTCCGTCCGGCGCCGCCCCATCTGTTGAAATCCTGCCCACAACACTGTCTGTTTGGCAGTTTCTGATATTATTGCAATTCAGGACTATATGAAACGGAAGGGGTTCCTGATCTTCTTTCAATGTTACTTCCGCCTGTTGAAATGTAACATGCTTTGCACTGCCGCTTAATGTTCCGATTACCTGAACCTCATAAACAGGATCTCCTTCATTTGGCAGATTTCTCATAAGAAATCTTTTTTCACTCATATATGCGCTTTTTGTATATGATTTTCCGCTGACTTTGTTTGTCAGTTTCACTTCAACAGAGCCGATTTTCTCTTCCCCATAGGCGCTTTGTAAAGCAGCTAAATCCAGTTCAATCATTTGATTTCCTACAGCAATCTGAGGCTGAATCGAAGATGCCTCTTCCATATAATCAAAATGAAAAGCAAGATTTGCAATCCTCGTATCTGTATTTTGTCCGCTCTCACGAATAAACTGCTGTGCCATGCGAAGCTGTCCGGCCGCACCGGGGTGCAGCGCATTTCCATAGTAATATCTTATATTGCACAAATAAGGAAAAACTGCAAATTCTTTTGTCCAGTCTGTATACTGGTCAATCAGAAGAATGTTTCCGTCTTCTATTGCCACACGCTTCATAGTCTGCAAATATCCGCTTTCCAGGACGCTCCCCCGCTGTGCCGTTGGACTGGGAGTGCGAAAAATAATCTGCACATTCGGATTGGATTCTCTTGCCCTGCGAACAATCTCCTTTAAATTCTCTTCATACTTTTCTACCGTAACGATTGTATCCCCGTCAAATCTGTCATTTGTTCCAAGCATAACGGCAACAATATCCGCATGATACTTTGTGAGTCTCTGCTCAATATTGTCCAGAGTGGTTCTTGTCTGCGCACTGGATACGCCGGTATTGATCACAATATCGTCGCTCCTTCCCAAATCTTCTTTCAGATATTTTTCAAAGATCTGAGCAATTCCATCATAGCCATAGGTATGAAGACATGCATGTGTAATAGAGTCTCCCATAAACAGCCATGTAAGCGGTTCTGTACTGTCTGTTTTTTCTTTGATCTTCTTTTGAAGGGGTGAAAGCTCCATAGCGCCCCCTATGTTTCCGACTGAGGTATTTCCATAAACTTTCGGCATCTGCAAGGCGCCGTCGGAAGATTGCAGCAGCAGGCTGTAGTCCTTTTCTTCCGGCAATTCCTTTATCACAAATGTACGGTTTTCCTTTTCTTCCGCCAATCCACTGATTTTTATATCTTCTATTTCCAATGTATATTGCCAGCTGCTGATTTGTAAAGCAATGTCTGCCGGAATAGATACTTTCAGCTGTCCTTTGGCCTCTGCCTTCACCTCCGGCATTGCAGTTTCATAATACTGAGGCATAGTTTCTTCTGTCCAGTAGGTCGTTGTCTGAAAATTTGACACAGTCCCCATGGTTCCCAATACAAGTTCTTTCGCCACCTCATAATGCCCTTTGGCATTCAGCAGCCCCTCTTCGGTCAGACATTCATTTAAAAATCCTTCATTATTTGTCTGTGCAAGATGATCTACGCAGACAATATGGCTTTTCTTTTCTGCATGCTCCAAACAGTATTCTTCTATTACACGTTCGGCCGCCTCTGCATAAAGCGTTATATCCGCCGCTTTTGTCCCGTCTTTTACCGCATGGGGCATCTGAATTACAAAAAATCCTTTTCCACTCCTTGCAGAGAGGGATTTTGTGATCATTGACTGCAGAGCTGTCTTAAAATCTTCCAGACGCTCTGTTCCGCCATTATAATCTTCCGGCCCTATCAGATATACAACTGCTTTTGGATCCAGATCTTCTATAAACCGTTCTAACTTTTCATCAAATTCCACAGCAGTATTTCCTGTTTTTCCCACATTGATGACGTAACGCTGCATTTCATTGATTGTCTTTCCGTTTCCCCTGTATCTTACATATTCTTCAAACTGTCCGACAAAATTACGGGCGCCTCTTGTCTCCGAAAATCTACCCTGCGTCTCTATGCCGCCACCAAAAAGCCATGTGTTATCATCACGATTGTTAAACATACCGTTATCTGAATCTGTTATCGCTGTTCCGATGCCTGTTACGGCTGCATTTACATTTGCTGTTGAACATACGATTCCTCCTATTGCAAACACAGTGCACACTGCAAATATCAACTTTCTTTTTAATTTTTTAAGCTTCATAAATACCCCCTTATCTTTTCTTTCCGAAATATTTTATTCAATTTCAGACATGTTTCCTAAAAGAACAATCGACAATACGTTTTCTTCGATAATTATCGTTACAATTAGTTTTATATGATATAAAATTATACTACCAAAAAGCCATCCCGTCTATTTATTTTGAGATAAAACTTATCTTGCATAAATACAGTAATTTTTTGAAATGCAGCTTGACAGCAGATTGTATTCATGTTATGGTTTATATAAATAAACCGGTCTATTAAATTAAACCCAAGCATTCCTATAGAGAATGAAATTTGAACTTTGACAAAATAAAATCTCCCCGTATGATGTATATGAGTTTTGCGACTTAATACATCAGAAAACAAAGGAGATTTTATAACAATGAAAGTAAAGTACGAAGACCGCCAGAAACAAAAAGTAATCGCAATCACAACAGATACCCTCGTAGTTGGCGTGGACATTGCTAAAAACTACCAGTGGGCAAGGTTTGTTGATTTCAGGGGCATAGAGCATGACCGTGCCCTGAAATTTAAAAACAGCAAAGGCGGCTTCGAGACTATCTTAGCAAGGATCCGGGAGATATGCAAGAAAGAAAATTTTGCAAAGGCCGTTGTCGGGATGGAGCCGACAGGACATTATTGGAAAGCGTTTGCGAACTGGCTTGAGAAACAGGATGGGATAAAAGCTGTTTTGGTGAACCCATATGCAACAAAACAGGCGAAGGAACTGGATGACAACAGCCAGACGAAGTCCGACAAAAAGGATGCGCTGACGATTGCAAAGCTGGTGAAAGACGGGAGGTATTTCGAATTGTACCTGCCCCATGACGTCTATGCGGAACTGAGGGGGCTGTCCAGCACCAGAACCGGACTGAACAAGCGTAAGAATGCATTAAAGAATACCATCACGGCGGTAATGGACGAGTATTTCCCGGAGTATGAAGAAGTGTTCAAATGCCCTCTTTCGGGAAAGGCGTCCCGGCATATATTAAAGACCTGCCCGTTTCCGAAGTTCATCCTTGAACTTGGGGAAGACGGGGTTACGGAAGAGATAAAAAAGGCAGTAAAGAAAACTGTCGGGAGAAAGAAGGCAGCGCAGCTTACAAAGGCGGCAGAGGAATCCATCGGGGTGGATTACGGGGAGGAAGCGGCAGGGCTGAAACTGCGGCTAATGCTGGAAGAACTGGAACTTCTGGAAAAACAGACAGAAGAGTTGGAAGGGCAGATGGCAGATGCACTGCATCAGACGGACTATGCGGATTTTCTTTTAAGCATAAAGGGAATAGGCATTGTGACGCTGGCAGCCTGTTTGGGGGAGCTTGGCGACCCGACAAGATTTGAGGATTCCCGGCAGATGAGCCGCATGGCGGGATATAACCTTGTGGAAGACAGTTCCGGCAAGAACAAGAGCGGGACGAAAATATCCAAAAGGGGGAGGAAGAACCTGCGGTGTGTGCTGTACCAGATGGCGCTGACAATGGTTGCGACGAATGACGAGATGAAACAACTTTATCATTACCTGAAAACGAGGGAGAAAGCCCCTCTGAGGAAGATGCAGGCACTGATCGTAGTCAGCAAGAAGATACTGGCGCTGATCCATACGCTTGCAAAAAAGAAAGAAAACTACGATCCGGGGAAGGTCTTCGGACATGTCCGCAGGGAGCAGATGAAAGCAGCTGCCTAACAATAAGGTAAGCCGGTAATGGCACGGGGACAAGGAGGAGTCCTCCATCAGCCCAAAGAGGCAGCATTTAAGCACAAGTCTGCCCCGTGCCTTTATCCATAAAGCAGAATGAAGGAATGTCAGGGCACAGACCCAGCGAGAACTGATAGGGTAAGCATATGGATATACATCGTCAGAACATTATTTACCAGTAACTACATCCATTTATGGATGATGATATAAAAATTTAAAAATATATCGGGAGATGTATTGACAAATTTCAAATTTTGAGATAGGAGGATAGGAGAATAAATGGAATATGAGCAGTTGGACATATTTTCATATCTACAACCGCAACAAAAGACCTTTAAACCGGGCGATTGGGTTGAAAAAAATGTTGTTGGAAAGCAGTTGACATTTGATGAAATCACACAAGAAGTCGGAAATCTGATTGTTATGGATAAAAGCACATCAAGCCATGAATGGTACAAAGTTGTTCTTGTTGAGAAAATAGTCATGGTCGAAAGAAGTCAAAGGCGTTTAGTCTATTATGATGGCACAAAACAACGCGGGTTAGTAAACGAGATGTATTTTGATGAAACTATAAATTACCCGGCCAGAGCATGGAGATTGGAGATTTAAAATTAGCACAACCTCCCCCTGAATCCGTGTTGCAACAATATCATTAGGGGATTTAGGGGGATTATGGAGGATATGGGGCTATGAGCAGCAGACAAGAAATTACACAAATACTTTCGCTGGCAGTAGAAAAATACATAAATCCCCATAATGACCCGCGTATTTATTGGGCAAGAGAAGTCACATTTGATTATGCAACAAGTAACGCGGTTCGGGTAGATTTTATGAAGTTTAAGCCAGTCAATAATACGGTATCGGGCATTGAAAAAGGAGATTTCTATTGCTATGAAGTTAAATCATCCGTGGAGGACTTTCATTCAAAGAACGGCCACAACTTTTTGGGCGATTTTAACTATTATGTCATGCCGGGGGAAGTGTATGAAAAAGTAAAGGGTGAAATCCCTTATGAGGTTGGCGTATTTGTCCCTGATGGGATGCATTATAAGAGCGGATGGCATTGTCTGAAATCCGTCAAAAAAGCAAAGAGGAGAAACAGGGGAAGGCCGGTATCAGAAATGCTGCTGATGATGTTCCGGTCGGCGGCGAGGGACAGGCGTAAATAAAAACTACTGTGGAGGGAAATATGGATAGATTGACAATAGAGTATTGCGGCGAGTATGTGCCAAAGGATATGTGTAGCATAGACAGATTAGGTGGTGCAGATGATTGCGATTTGTGTTATGAATACTGCAAAGCAACAGAAGAAGGAAATGAGGATTGCAGAGAATGTGCAATTAGTAAGTGCTTTAACAAGTTAGGTGAATACGAGGACTTAGAGGAACAAGGGAAACTGCTGAAATTGCCAATAAGCCCAAAAACTCCAATCTATTCTATTGAATACTGTTGCGGAAAGAATAGCAACAATAAAGCTGGGCTGTGCTATAAGGGGCGTTGCGAAAAATGTGAAAGAAAATCCTATCACATACTTGAGGCAACAGCGGAATCCTCTTGCAAAATTTTTGAAATTGGAAAGTCTGTTTTCCTCACCAAATCAGCAGCAGAAGCCGCATTGAAAGAAATGAGAGAATGACGGGGAAAGGATAGGGAAACTGCTGAAATTGCCAATCAAAAAGAAAAGGTTAGACATGATTTTGTCGGGCAAGAAGAAAGAAGGGTAAATATGAGAATAGCAAGGAAAATCAAGAACGCATTAACTCCACATTATTTAATAATTGGTCACTATACGGGAGCCTCAATAGGATGTACGTGTGGAAAAAGAGGAAAAGAAGATGTTTTATGTGAAGAACCATTGAGTACATTTAAAAGAATATCAAAAAGAAGGTGTCCTATATGCAATGAAACATAAAAGGACAAGCAATATTTCGTTCTGACAATCCACGAAATATTGCTTGACAGGCAGAAAGCACTTGCAGATTGAGGTGATCATTAATGGGAGGTTTAGCAGATGGTTAAACACATGCTGCAACCATAAGGATGGATACATAGAGGAGTCAGAAACGGAAAATATTGAGCGTTACAGGCTGGATTGAGAAAATGTTTGAAACAAACGGATGCAGAAAGTATGGACAAAAGGACTGTAGATAAAGACACAATGTTCAATCTGCTGTCATCTTATGATTATCAGCTTGGGGAGGCGGTTGAGGAGATCGAAAGGCTCCGAAAGCTTGTGGTAGAGAAGGAAATGGAGCGTTACAGGCTGGACGGAGAAAATGTTTGAAATAAAATTCAATGGATGTTAAAATAAATGCATCTAAACAGAGCCAAAGAGCCAATATGTAGAGAAATCTATATATGAGGCTCTTTTATTTTATGAAAAGAGGTGGATTTATGGCCAGGGCGTCGTTGTGCAGTGGGTGTCCAAACGAAAAAGAATGTAAAGAGGCAGAAGCTTACTGCAATGCCATGAATGAACTTTTTAAAATATATGACAACAGCAAAAAACAGGCTGCAAAGACATTTATCAAAAAATACAGGAAAATGCTCTCTATCGTGGATGCAGAGCAGAGCAAAGAATATGAAAAAACAGCAGGCCGGGTAATTGATGCAGTAGAGGAACTGCGCTTTATCAAAGAGCTTGACATAAAAGTCGGATATGTAAAATCCTATGAAGCAAAAACAAACAAGGGAAAAGAAGTGTTAGCCGACTGCAGAAAAGTAAAAGCGGTATACCAGTGCTTTATTCCGTATGATTTTATAATTACGGTATATGAGCCAAATATAGAACATCTGACCTCGAATCAGATAAAAGCATTATTATGGCATGAGCTTTGCCATATTGGAATCAATGAGCAGACTTTAGCATTGACTTACAGGCTGGTTCCTCATGAGATAGAAGATTTTTACAGCATTATAGACAGGCTCGGCACAAGGTGGAGCCTTCCGGAAACAGATATAGAGGACATCACGGAAGGGGTGTCGTAGCTTATGGCAAACAGGAAAAATTTGATACCTACAAGTGAACGAAGCAAGAGCGAAGCTAGAGAAATTGGAAGAAAAGGCGGTATTGCATCCGGAGAGTCCAGACGAAAGAAAAAGTCAATCGCTGAAATGGCAAATATGATGCTGAATATGCAGATCACGGACACGGCAAAGGTATCTATGAAGCGTTCTGGAATCAATACAGATGATATAGATCCCGGCGATATGAATGCGATTTCTTATATGATTGCAGGGCAGATCAAGGCGGCAGCGCAGGGAAACACAAAAGCCATGGAATATCTGGGACAGCTGTCAGACAGGGCGGAAAAGAGAGAAGATGTACAGCGGTATACAATGCCGATCACAGATGTCACATCAGACTTTGTGGAAGTGTACCGGAAAGTGCATGCAGCATTTTCCGGAGAAGAGAATATCCGGGAAATAATTTCAAAAGGCGGACGCGGCTCCATAAAATCAAATTTCTGGTCAGCAGTTGCAGAAGAAACCATATACAATGATCCTCATGCGCATGTGGTTTACACCAGAAGATACAAGGTTGACTTGAGGGGATCCGTATACAACCAGTTTATGAAAACGGTCATCCGGCATGAAAAGCTGGACGAATGGGATTTTACGACAAATCCAATGAAAGCGACTTACAAAAAAACCGGCCAGTGTGTTTTGTTTGTTGGAGCGGATAAGCCGATCAGTTTAAAATCCTATAATCTGTCCTTTGGTTATGTAAAGCTTCTTCTTCATGAAGAATGTGATGAAATGGCCGGAGTGGAACAAATGGACAATATAGAAGACACATTCCTGCGTTCAGATACGCCTGCATTGGATGTGAAAATATTCAATCCGCCAAAAAGCAAGAATAATTTCATGAATGAGTATGTGGAAGAGTGCAGAAAAAAAGAGGGAACTTATATCTGCCACAGTTATTATTACAACGTTCCCTTAAATTGGCTTGGAAAAAGATTTTTTGAGCGTGCAGAGTGGTTCAAAGAACATAAGCAGCGATATTACAAAAATAATTATCTGGGAGAAGTGACCGGAACAGGCGGAGCGATATTTGAAAACATTGAGGTAAGGACGATTACAGATGAAGAGATCGGCAATATGCCGTATTTTGACCATGGATTGGATTTTGGATATGAACATCCGCAGGTGTTTGAACAGTCCTGCTATGATGAGGAGAAAGACACTCTATATTGCGTGTATGAGGTGTTCTCAAAACGGTGTAAAAATTCTACCTTTGCCAGAAAGATTAAAAAGTTTAAAAATGCAGAGATTATTGCAGACTCTGCAAGGCCCGACTCCATATCAGAGATGTGCGACTGGGGATTTAATGTAACAGGAGCCGTGAAAAGGTGGGGAAGTGGAAAAGGAAGGGATTACTGTTGGGAATGGCTGCAAATGGCGGATAAAATTGTCGTGGATCCTGACCGCTGCCCCAGGCTGCATAAAGAATTAACCAAATTAGAGCATGAACAGTTAAAAGACGGCACGTTTTCCAGTGAGTATCCAAAGATTGGAGAAGACTGCGTTATGGCATTAATTTACGGGAATAACCGAAATATAATGGAATCCAGAAGGAACAGCGGTCTTTATGATGACGAAGATGAAATAGAAGAAGAGGATGATGAAGAAATGGGAGAGGAGGACTATGAGTAAATGGAATCATGTGTGAAGGCAAAGCTGAATAAATTAGGGTTTCAAATAAACACTGAACCGTATGCATACATCGAATTATGCAATTCCTGGTACCAGAATGAGCTGATTGATGATTTTCACAAACGGATATCTGTTAATGGGGAAATGTATGAAATCGACAGGATGAATTTTGCGAAAAGGGGATGCTCTGATGATGCCAATCTCTGCGAGGTTGTTGACATTCATACAGGAACGGAAAGCCAGTCGGAGGAGGTAAATAAGATACTGGAAAACAGCCGGTTTGATGTGATGTACCGGAAACAGTTAGAAAGAATGTCTGCTGCAGGAACGGTCGCTGCGTATGTACGCTTGGACAATGCAACTTATCTGGATAACGGAAGAATAACAGGGGGGACTGTAAAATTGTCCTGGTGTTATGCAGAAAATTATATTCCTCTGAATGTGGATAATGACAAGGTGATAGAAGCCGCCTTCTGGGGAAGTGATTGTACAAAAGAGGGAAAAAAGACGACTCTTGTAATTTTTACCTTAGAAAATGATTTGTATAAAGCGCAAACCTTTATATTTGATAAAACAGGAAGAGAGACGGAATCATACTGGATTCAGCTAGGAGATGTAAAGCCTTTTGAAGTTATGAGGGTTGCAGAAGTGAACAATATTAACAACATGAACGGATTCGGCCTGCCAAAAATATGGAATGCGATTCCGATATTGAAAAAGCTGGATCTGTGCAATATGGTTTTGCACGGAGATCTGGAAAAAGGCGAAAAGTTTGTATTGACGAATGAGGCTGTCGTTGAAATCGATAAAAAAACAGGAAAGCCCAAAAAGAAAAACCCTATGTGGAAACGGCTGTTTGTGTTTCTTGGCAAAAAGCCAATTGACGGAAACGGCTACATTCAGGAATACACGCCAAAAATCAGAATTGAAGAAATCACAAAGACGTTTGAATTATGCCTGTCTCTTTTTTCCATGATGTTTGGGTTTGGCTCTAAGAAGTATACGTTTGAAAACGGACAGATTCAAACGGCAACGGAGTATATCGGAGAGCGGCAGGATGCCATGCAGGAATTAAACAGGCAGAGGAAGGAAGCTGCGGATTATATCGCACATTTAATAAAAGCCGTTATGTGGTTTTCAAATACGTTCTGCAAGACAGCCTACGATCTGGATGCAGAAATATGCATAGATTTCGATGATTCGTATATAGAGGATAAAAGCGTAAAGATACAGTCAAAGAGGGATGACGCGGTATCTTTTTCAGATATACCGGAATTTATGATCCAGTACATTATGCTGCGGCTGAATGTTGAAAGAAAAGAGGCCGTGAAAATTTACAATACAAGAGAGCCGGATGACGAACCGGAACCGCTGGATTAAAGAACAGCGCAGGACTTATTAAACATCTGCATGGGAAAGGAGCGGTATGCTGACAGAGAACCAGTTAGAGTTGTTGGGAGATCGGATTGCCGGGCTGTATCAGGAGCTTGAGCAGGATGTAATTGCAGACATAGCGCGAAGAGTAAAGAAAGCCGGAAGATATACAGAAACGGCGGAACTCATGGCGCAGGCAATGATGGAAAACGGGAGCAGTCCTGCACAGATCCGGGCGGAAGTGATGAAGATGCTGAATGCTGACCGGGCATATCAGGAAGAAGTGGCAAAAAACACTTTGGAGTGGAAGAAATATATAAAAAGCGAGATAGAAGCGGCAAAACGGACCGCAGAAGAAGAGGGAAACCGCATCATTGCAGATGCCGGAGACATGTCTTTCAACACAGATCTGTCTGTATGGAAACAGGCAGGAAAAACATTGACAAAAGACAGTGCATTCACAAGGCTTGTTGCAGAAATGAGCATTGCGACAGCAGGAACGCTGAAAAATCTTACAAAGACAATGGGGTTTAAGGGGCCTCATGATTTTACCAGCATACGGGATTTATACATACATTCTTTGGACAAGGCCTTATTGAAAATGTCTGCAGGTGGATTTTCTTACGACCAGGCCGTCAATGACTGCATAAAGGAGCTTGCAAAAAGCGGGCTGAGGTCTGTAGATTACGCGTCAGGAAGGTCGTATCAGCTGGATACAGCCGTCAGGATGTGCGTCAGGACGGCGTGCCATCAGCTTTCCGGCAAAATATCTATGCGGAATTGTGAAACTACCGGAACCGATCTTGTAGAGGTGGATTCCCACTGGGGAGCAAGGCCGGATCATGCCGTCTGGCAGGGAAAAGTTTATTCCAGGAGTGGAAAAAATAAAAAGTATCCGCCACTTTCTGTATGCCGGTATGGAGCCGTTGACGGATTAATGGGAGTCAACTGCAGGCATAGATTTTATCCTTTTTTTGAAGGAATCAGCGTTCCGAACGAATGGGAGCCGGAGCCGGGGGCAAAAGAATACAACGGAAAAAAATACAGTTACTATGACGCCACGCAGAGGCAGCGTAAAATGGAACGGGATATCAGGGCAACTAAACGGGAAATAGAAGCGCAGAAATCCATCGGAGGGAATACAAAGGAATTGGAGGCAAAAAAGCGCAGGCAGATCAAGGAGTATCATCAGTTCAGCAATGCAATGGATATCAGGGCAAAAGATAACCGGCTTCGCGTTGCTGCAGGGAGCAGCGATCTGACAAAGACAAAGGCATATAAATTTGCAAAATCTCTTGAAAAATCAGGCCATGATGTTAAAATAAATGAAAGGATAATCGGCAATGATGATTTCCGTATACCAAAATCCCAATTTTTGAAAGCGGATTTTTTGGAAATATTGGATTTAAAACACTCTTTATCTGATAGAGATGTCAGAATTTGGTACAAGGCTAAAGACAGCAATATAAAGAATTTAATTGATACATCAAAATCCCTCGAAGAGCAGGCAAGGCAGGCTTGCGAATTGAGAAATACATACCGCACACAAGCCAGAGATTTGATGCGCGACCAGAATAAGCGCAGGGAATTAGATGCACAGCATCCAAATAAGAGTTTTGAGGAACTATTGGATTATAAGATGAAGAAAAAGGGCTTGACGAAAGAAGAGGCCGTTAAGGATATAATTAACACTGCAGGAAAAACAAATAAGCATGTTGATAAATCATTAGGATTGGAGTGAATGACATGAATTATGAATATATGATCTGCAATACTGCCGATGAAGGGTTATATGAAAAACAATGCACAGCCATTGAAAAATATGTTCCAGGAATCAAAAAGCAGGAGGAATTAATTGATGTAGACGGATCAAGAATACAACGGTATACATACAATGGAGAAGAGATAGTTGTCATCAACAGCATCTATGAAAATGAGTTGATAGTGAAAAGCACAGAAGATATTAAACGCTATTTTTCATAGCAGTCTTTGTCCAGATCTTTTTTGCAATTGCAAACAAAAGAATTATATTTTATAATATCTACAGAGGTGAAGAGATGCCGAAGAGATATTATTGGTACAGCTGTCCCATATGCGGAAATCGGAAGATGTTAAAATATCGGTCCGATACAGTTCTTAGAAATTTCCCGGGATACTGTAAATACTGCAAAACTGAATCATTAATTACATTAGAGCCCAAGAGCCGAATAGTTGAATCTTTGAAAAAGGTTTGACTGTCCGGCTCTTTTTGTTATCCAGAGGCTGATAGACCTCGTTAAAAAAATCGTTAAAAGGAGAATGAACAAAATGAAAAGAGAAGAACTGGAAGCAGTCGGATTGTCAAAAGAGCAGATAGACAAGGTGTGCGATTTGAACAATGCAGATGTTTCACCTTTAAAAGCGGATCTGCAGAAAGCAAAAGATGATCTTGCGGCGGCTAATGAAAAAATAGGCGCGCATGAGGACACAATAAAAAGCTTAAAAGATGATCTGGAAGAATTTAAAGACGCAGACGTAAAGGGGCTGAAACAAAAAATTTCTGATTTGGAAAGCGACATCAAGACGAAGGATGCAGAGCATCAAAAGCAGATTTCAGACCGGGATTTTAATGACATGCTGAAAGACTGCATTTCTGCCGCTCATGGAAAGAATCAGAAGGCAATAACGGCCTTATTGGATCTGGATTCTTTGAAAACTTCTAAAAATCAGAATGAAGATGTGAAAGCGGCAATAAAGGCTTTGACAGAAGCTGAGGACAGCAAAATGCTTTTCGGGGAACCGGAAGCGAATCCTATAGGAACAGGCAGCCCGATCGGCCGGGTTGGAGGAAACCAGATGACAGCGGAGCAGAAGGAAGATGCGGACTGCAGGGCTGCAATGGGGCTGCCGCCAGTAAAAACGGAAGGAGATAAATAATGCCGAATACAATTACACTGCCTAAAAATTATGTTTCAAATCTGGATGAAGTATACAAACTGACATCCGTTACAGCAGATTTAACCTGTGATTCCAACATGGTGAAAGCAGGCGCAAATGTGGGGGAAGTATTATATCCGCAGATTGAAACGACAGGCTTGGGCGATTATGACAGAAACAGCGGTTACACAACGGGCGGCGTAGACTTGAAATGGAAGACGACTCAGTGTAATTATGATCGAGGAACCAAAATTTCAGTAGACGTCATGGATGACCAGGAATCAGAGAAACTGGCTTTTGCCATGGGCGGCGCGGATCTGATGCGGACGAAGGTTGCGCCGGAAGCAGATGCTTTTACATTTGCAGTTATTTCAGCAGTAGAAGGAATTTCCAAAATGGAAGGGGAAGATTTTGCAGATGCGGCAGCATTTTTGAAAGCCCTGATCGAGGCAAAAAATAAAATGGATGAAGACGAAGTTCCGGAAGAGGGACGGATTCTTTATGCAACGCCTACGCTGATGAATGGGATTATGGCATTGGATACAACAAAATCCAGAGAAATCTTAAACTGTTTTACAGCGAAAAAAAAGGTTCCCCAGAGCAGATTTTATACAGCGATTGATCTGTTGGACGGAAAAACCGCCGGAGAAGAGATCGGGCATTATAAAAAATCAGAAACTGCAAAGGACATTAATTTTATGGTTATACATAAACCGGCCGTTATGAAATACGACAAGCACGTTGCACATGACATTATTCCGGCAAAACTTAATTCCAATGCAGATGCGGACATCCTGAAATACCGCAAATATGGGCTTGTGGATGTTTATAAGAATAAAACAGCAGGAATCTTCCTGTGCACGAAGTAGGAAGGAGGAAGGCGGATCATGAGAACAGTGGGAATCGGCGCAAAGAAAAACACGGCAGAAAACACGGAAACGCTAAAAAAAGAAAACGAAACGTTACGGTCATCCGTTCTCCAGTCTGATAAATGGCTGAAAGAATGCGAAACGAAACTGAAAGAATGTGAGGCGAAACTGGAAGAGGCAGCTGAATATGCTGAAACCAGAGACGTGCAGATTGCGGAATTAAAGGAGCAGATCAAAGAATTGAAGGCAAAGACGGCAGAGGAAGAAAAGACTGCAAAATCTTCAGCAAAAAGCAAGTGATGAGGGGAGGGGCTGTAATGTCAGAAACAATACCGGTGATAGATTGGGAGTATTACAGCTCTCATTTTCCCAATATAGTTCCGGAAAGCCAGTTTTCAGCAGTAGAAACGCAGGCAGAAATTGAATATAACAACGTTGTGCATCCATATTTGGAGATACCGGAGGAGAGAAAGAAAAATACGATCTTTCAGCTGTGTAATTTTTTATACAGCAATAGGGCTGTGCTCTCCGGCAAGAATGTGACTTCTGTAAACAACAACGGATATTCCGAAAGCTATGCAGTCCAGACAACAGAGCAGGCAAAGAGCGTCATGCAGGAACTGATCTATGATGGAATCGGGATAAGACTGGCAGGTGCGTTTTAATGAACGATAAAACGATTACAATTTACAATTACCATAAGACGGATAAGGAAGAGTCTTGGCACAAAACAGTCATATCCGGAACGGAATATCACTACAGCACAGAAAAAGCAGTTTCAAGCCAGGGCGTGATTATGCGTTCTCAGGTTCTGACAATCGTCATTCCAAAAGAAGCTGATACAGAAGGAAAGAACTATATTGATGCAGTGAATTATGGACGACTGTCAAAAGAAGATGCCGGACGATATTGGACCATTAACCCTTCCTGCAATAAAGATGTGGTTGTGTGCGGAGCTGTCATAAAAGAGATCACAGACAGCTATACGATCACAGATTTAAAAAAAGATTATCAGAAATCGGGCGTCGTTTCCGGATTTTATGACAATACCGACAGCGACCTATTGAAACATTACAAGGCGGTGTGCAAGTAATGGCGGATTATTTTGATTTTGCTCTGCGGAACGTGGATGCAGACAGTGAAAGGATTATCAGCAAAAGAGGGCTTGAATCCAGAGGAAAAGTACAGCAGATAGTAGACAGCGAGACGCTTAGGCTTATGGATCCGTATGTGCCGTTTGACACAGGGGCGTTGATTGACAACGGCATCATCAATTCTGGCATCGGAAGTGGAAAAATTGTCTATAAGGGGCCATATGCAAGAAAGCAGTATTACATTCCCATGAATCACGGAAACGGGAACAAGAGATGTGCATACTGGTTTGAAACCATGAAAAACAGCGGAGGCAAAGAGAAGATATTGGAGGCGGCAAAGAAAGCGGCAGGTGCAAAATGACAGCAACAGTGGGAGAATGTTTAAAAAAATGGCTTGGCGAGTATGAAAATGCGGATATAGAAGAACTGGCTACAGATTTTATTGAAGGCGAGAATGGCAGCCTTGCCATTTATAAAACCCCGAATAATACAGTGGTTTCCTATAATGACGGGAGCAGCCTGGTTACGGAGCATTATCAGTTTTTTGCGAGACAGCCTACACAGATAGATAAAGAGCGCATCGGAAACCAGCAGTTCATGTCGGATCTGGAGAAGTGGGTAGAGGAAAAGGATTTGAATGAAGAATATCCTGATCTGTCTTCTGCAGGGAATTTAACCTGTACCGGAGTCAATGTAGAAAATTCCGCAGCAGTCATGTCGCAGGAGGAAGATAATGGAATATATCAGATCAGCATAGCTGTCCAGTATTTGAAAGAGAGGTAAATATGTCGAAGAATGCAATGGAGTTAGTGAGGAAACATAAAATTGCGATTTTTATCAAACCGTTAGATGCAGAAAATTATACGAGAATCAAGAAATCTACAACCTTAACGTTGTCCATGAATCCGGTAGAGACGGATTATGATTACATTGCTGATGAAAATCCCACAACGGAAATCGAACAATACAAGCCGTCGCTGGATCAGGATCTGACCATGTATAAAGGCTCCGATGATTATGAAATGATGTGGCCGTACTTTTTTGAGCAGAAAACAGGAACGGATGCGCATGCGTCCTGCATCATTGTTTTTATGCAGGAACCTGTCAGAGAAGGGGAAGAAATAACAGGATATAAAGCCTGGAAGACAGATTCTGTCATTTCCGTGCAGGATATGAACGCGGTGGAAAAGAAATTGAATGTTAAAATTCTGTTTGCCGGGGATACAATGAAAGGAATCGCGGCAATGTCGTCAGAAAATGTGCCGGTATTTACGGCAGAAGAATCCGCATAAAAGGAGAAGAACATGGTATATGCATTAGAATATAACGGCGGTTCCTATGAACTGCCCAAATTTACAAAATCAGTAAGCGATAAAATTGAGAAAATCAATGCGCAGAACGAAAACACCCGGATACCGGATATGAATAAATACAAAAGCATGCATGAGTTTATCTGTGAAATGATTGGAAATGAGAATGCGGCAGAGATTTTTGAAACGGATCAATTAGATGAAATTGATTTGAATGACATTACGATCTGTTATCTGGGGATCTGCTCCGGTTATGAGAAACCGGTAAATGACTTTAAAAAGAAAAGCAGCGCAATTGATGAAAGGGATAGGCAGTTTGTGCTTGACCTGTTCAAGAATGCCGGAAATCTGAAGGAGCTGGAAAAGATCGTAAATTCCAGAGGGAATAAGACTGCTCCTGGAAGGTTTTCAGCATGATTGATCTGACAAAGAAGGTCCTGCCAAATACCGTTATGGTAGGCGGCAGGGCTTTTCGCATTGATACGGATTACCGCACATGGCTCCGTTTCCTGATTGAATATGAGAAGTTTCAATTGAATGGAATGAAGGGAGAGATTGACATTTCGTATTTGTTTACAGGGGACCTGCCGGTATTCCGCAGCATAGAGGATTATTCCGGCATACTCATGTTTGCATTTCCTGTTTCAATACTGCCTAAGAGCGCATCTTCCTCTTCCAGAGTGCTGGATTATGAAATTGACGCAGATTATATTTACAGCGCTTTTTTGGAAACGTACGGAATCGACCTGATTGACATAAAAGAACTGCATTGGCATAAATTCAGAGCTTTGCTGCATGGGCTTAGCGCCAAGCTGACAGATATTATGGGATACCGTTCTTATACAGGGGAAAAGATCAAGGATCAGGAGGAAGTCTATAGGAGGCTCAAGGATGCATGGGAGCTCCCGGAGCTGATGACAGAAGAAGAGAGGAAAGAAGAAGAGGAATTTAATAAATTCTTTGAGCAAAAATGAGCCAGAGCCGAAGAGCCAGAGCCTGAAAAGGAAAGCTGGTGAAGGTTTTGGCTGACGGGAGTCTTTTATTTGACACAAAAGTAGATACAAGCGGCCTGAAAAATGCATTGTCAGGCATTGGAGGAATTGCATCTTCCGCGTTTGGCATAGCGTCAAAAGCAGTCGCTGCGGTAAGTGCAGGATTGGGCGCAGGGGCGGCGGCATGCGTAAAATTCGGCAGTGAATTTGAGACGTCATTTGCAAAGGCAAGCACTTTGTTTGGGGATGTTGCAGTCGATACGGATAATCTGAATAAGAAAATCCTTGAAATGTCCAGTTCGTCCGGAGTGGCGGCATCTGATCTGAACGAAACGCTTTATCAGGCGATGTCCGCCGGAATCCCGGTGACAGAGGATATGGCGGAAGCCTTGAATGCCGTTGAGGTTGCAAACAAACTGGCTGTCGGCGGTTATACGTCATCAGCAACAGCCATGAGCGGCTTGACGACGGCAATTAATGCTTATGGCCTAAATGCAGAAGAGGCGTCCAGAATAGCGGATGAATTTATTACCGTACAGAATAAAGGCGTAACGAGTGTGGATGAACTTGCCTCTAATATGGGTAAGGCGATTGCAACCGGATCTGCCTACGGCGTTAATCTGGAAAATCTGAATGCCAGTTATATTTCCCTTACAAAAAGCGGAATCAACACAGCGGAAAGCACAACATATTTGTCATCCATGATTAATGAACTTGGAGACAGTGGTTCAAGCGTTTCTGAAGTATTGCAGAAAGTTGCGGGAATGTCCTTCCCTGAGATGATGAACAGCGGTGCAAGTCTTGCAGATGTGCTGGATATATTGCTGGAATCGGTTGACGGGGATACTTCCGCGCTGATGAATATGTGGGGTTCGGCAGAGGCAGGAAAGGCAGCGAATGCTATCTTATCCCAGGGGACAGACGCATTCCGTCAAAGCCTGGATGATCTGGCAAACAGTACAGGCGCGACAGAGACGGCATACAATACCATGATGGACACCTTCGAGGGAAAGAAGAGCATTCTTACAGAAAATGCAAAGAATCTTGGAATTTCCATTTATGAAGGGATGAAAGACCAGGCATCCGGGATGCTGGATATAGCCAATGACTACATCGCACAGCTACAGGCAGGATTTGAAGAAAACGGTACAGAAGGGCTGATTATGGCTCTTGGCGGAGTGATATCTGACCTTGTTGGCCGCGTCGCCGAGTTGGCCCCGCAGGTCATTGAACTTGCAATAGAAATCATTAGCCAGCTAGGACAGGCTCTTGTTGATAATACGCCCCAGTTGGTAACCGCCGCATATGAAATTGTCCGCTCTTTAATTATTGGAATCATTTCTGCAAATTCGACTCTTGTCGATATTGGGAAGAGCCTGATTACAACTATTGGGGATGCGGTAAAAAATAACCTTCCTGAAATTGAGGAAAGAGGCAGTGATCTGTTTTCAAAATTTTGTGATGCGATACGGAAATATCTGCCGGAACTTGTCAGCACAGGGTTTGAAATGATTACAAACCTTGTAACAGGCATTTTAAACAATCTGCCTTCTGTTATATCACAGGCCGGAAATATGCTGACGCAGTTTCTGGGAGCTATTTTAGATGCGCTGCCTTCTTTGCTGGATGCCGGAGCAGAAATGATTTTAAATCTGTTGAACGGCATTATCAAAAGTGCGCCGGCTATTTTAGCCAGCATAAATAAGCTGCTTGCTGATATTATTGCTAAAATAGCGCAGAAACTGCCTGATATATTAAAAAAAGGCGTAGAAATTATTACAAAGTTAAATATTGGCATTTTTAAAGCGGTTCCTGCCCTGTTGTCAAAAATTCCTGAAATAGTAAAAGGCATTGCGGATTCGTTTTTAGACAAGGACTGGGGAGAAATTGGCTTAAATATCATAAAAGGATTGATAAATGGGATTACCAGTGGAGTAGGTTCTATTATTGACGCGGCAAAAAACGCGGCAAAGAGCGCACTTGATGCGGCAGAAAGCGTACTGGGCATTAATTCACCTTCCAAAAAGTTTGCATGGATCGGAAAGATGTGCGTAGAGGGATTTGAACAGCCTTTGGAAAAGTACAATCCATATGACACTTTGGCAGCGTCCATGAAAGCGAATAAATCAACACTCAACATGAATTACCAGGTTGGAACAGAAACGTATTTGAGAGAAGATTTGTTTGATTATTCAGAATTTGGAAAAGAAACAGTGGCAGCATTTGAAAAAGCCGGACTTACGGTATCTATAGACAAAAGGCCTTTTGGCCGGATTGTAAGAGGGGTAACGGTTTAATGGACATTTATTATCAAAACCATGCAGGCGAAAAAATATATCTTGATCGAAGGCCGTATAGAATGCTGGCCGTCACAACTCTTTTTGACAGTGAATGGGATTATATAACAAAAGGATATAACTTCCCCCGTGTTGTCCAGTTTGAAAAATCAATGGTGATAAAAAGTTTTGACATTGTGATAGACGGCGCCACAAAAGAAGAATACAGAAACAATGCGGATTCCTTTGCGAAGATAACAGAACGGGACATACGGGAATTAACGCCCGGAAAATTGTATGTAGGAAACACATATTTGAGCTGTTACTTTTATAAAAGCCAGAAAAAAAGAAGGTATGTGAATACAAATAAGGCAGCGATACAGATAGGAATTTTATCTGAATCGGGGAAATGGATATATGAAAATAAATTTCAGATCAGGAATGCTTTTGAAAGCACTATGGATCAGCAGTATCTGGACTATCCGCATGGATATAACTATGATTATGCAAATATCCTCTCTTCCCGAATGATTCATAACAACAGTCCGGGGAGTTCGGATTTTAAGATGATTGTATATGGACCATGCACGGATCCTGTCATTGCCATAAATGACCATGTTTATCAGGTATATGCTGAAATTATGCCGCAGGAGTATCTTGTTGTGGATTCTGTGGAAAAGAAAATTTATAAAGTGAAAAACAACGGCATGGAAATAAATCTTTTCGGAAGCAGAAACAGGGACTCCTATATTTTTCAAAAGATCGCTGTAGGAAAAAATTCTGTTGTCTGGTCAGGGGAATATGGATTCGATCTGATTCTTTACGAAGAAAGAGGAGAGCCAAAATGGATTTAATTTATACTGACAGTAAAAAAAATGATATTGGAGTTCTTACAGATTACATTCTGGATATGGCATATGGAAGGGATGAGAATAATTTTGAGCTGTCAGTGTATGCAGGCAATCATAAATGCGAACCAGGAAGTTTTGTTTATATCGAAGAAACAGAATACGGAGGCGTCATTGATGAATTTGATGTTGACACAGAATCAATGATTATTACATATGCCGGAAGAACCTGGCACGGAATCTTGAACGGCAAAGTCCTGGAGCCGGATAAGGGAGAAGATTATCTGCTGCTGCAGGGCGAGGCGAACGCAGTGCTGAACGATATTATACAAAGGGTAAATCTGGAAACTGTTTTTTCTGTGAATCCAACTGATTCCGGCATTTATGTACAGCATAAAGTCCGTTACGGCATGGCGTATGATACGATCTGCAGCATGCTTGCGGAAAATCTGGGAAAATTAAAGATTTCTTATCGAGAAGGAAAAGTAAATCTGTCAGCAGAATGGCTTGCCGATTACAGCGAAAACGAGGAATGGGATTCCTCACAGATGAATTTCCAGATAAAGAAAAATTACCGCCCAATCAATCACCTGATCTGCCTGGGGACAGGCGATTTAAAAGACCGGCATGTTATCCATTTGTTCACAGATGAAAACGGTGGAATCCTGCCGTATAAGAAGACGGAGAATCCTTTGGAGGATAACGATTATATACTGGATCGGTCGTCGCAATTATTGTTCGGCACAGATGAAGTGGCGGCAATATATGATTTTCCGAATGCGGAAACTACGGAAAGCTATGTGTATATGCAGAAGCAGCCGGAAGACTGGGAATCCTCATATTCAAATTATTTTAAGAAGGAAGACAACGGATACAAGGAGCTGGAAGGACATGATGAAACAGTATATGCTCCTCAGTATGAACAGCCATATGACTGGAGCAGCAATTACCGGGATTATTTCCAGAAGAATGAAGACGGCAATTTTGTGAATATATCGGAATATTCAGAAGAGGTTTATATTGCATTGGAAGAAAAGCCTTACGACTGGCTTTTTTATTACGACAGCTATTATTTTTATAATATTGCAACCCTGAAATATGAGAAGATAAACAAGGAGGATCGGCCGACAGTCGTTAATTATATTTTGCAGACGTTTGATAACTGCAGCGTCGTCTTGTGGCCCTATAACTATGGAGATTACTATTATTATTACAGCGACGGTGTGAAATCAGAATACAGATCGGTGAATGGAGTGTCAAAAGAAAGGTATAATGTGCAGACGCAGAGGCCTACGGACTGGATTACAAATTATAAATCCTATTATAAACTTGTGGGCGTCTGCACGTATACTTATAACGAATATGAAAAGAAAAATAATAAATGGGTGTTGAAACGCACTTATACATCTTCTAACAGCCAAGAGGCGATGAAGTCCAACAAGAAGAAAATAGTTTCGGCAGGCGTTACTTTTAAATATGAATACAAAACTTTGACAGCAAAAAAGGCTCCTGAGTGGAAGGCAAAAAAATATTATACGAAAGAAACTTATCAGGTGGCTCCTGCATTTGAAAGCGGAAAATATTATGCAAAAAATGAGCAAAAAGTTGCGCCGGAATTTCGGTATGATGCAGATCACTCCAGAAGTAATTATTACAGAAAAGAATTAAAGGAAGTTCCTGACTGGGAGCCGGGAAAGTATTACACCAAGCAGCAGGTGTTTGTAATACCCGGCTGGGGAGAGGAGCAATATTATGAAAAGAAAATAGATAATTTTGCAGTTCTTGTATCCAATGGGATTGAAAAATTAAAAGAGTCTTACGACTGTGACTGCATTGAGGCAAACTTTCTGCCGGACGAAGCTTACGATATAGGAGATATAGTTGGCGCAACGGATAATGTGACAGGAGTGTCTGTATGGCAGCCAATTACAAAAAAAGTGGTGAAAATTCAAAAAGGAATTGAAACGGTTGAATATGAGATAGGAGGGCAATCATAAATGAAACTGATAACAGGGCATTCAGGAGAAGCACATATAACAGCGGCAGACGACGGCGCATTTAATGCAATTGTTTATACTGACGGCAAATTCGTATTTGATACGGGAAAAAAATTTGCAATAGAAAAATTAAGTGATAATTCTGTCCGCATATACGATGGATATGCAATGAATCAGGGAAGAAAATTAGGCATAGAAAAAGACGATTATGAAGAACTTGTGCTGGAAAACGGCATGCAGAATAAAAAGCGCGCGGATTTAATTGTCATTCGTTATGCAAGAGACGTGGATACAGGCATTGAATCGGCAGAATTAGCAGTGATAACCGGTTTATCCGGAAGCGAATATGAAGATCCGGAAATGCTGCAGGGGGATATTGTGGCAGGGGATATAGAAGATGATATGCCGCTGTACCGCATCCGCTTTAACGGATTGGAAATGGAAGGGATAGATCCTCTTTTTGAAATGTTTAACAAGCAATTATCTTCAGAAGATTACACCACTGACGAAAAAGAAAAACTAAAAAACATTGACGAAAACGCAAACAACTACACACACCCGGCAACGGCCGGAAACAAGCACATCCCTTCCGGCGGATCAGCCGGACAGGTGTTAAAATACGGCGGCTCTTCTGGAGCCGCATCCTGGGGCAGTGACAGCTATTACGGTACATGCTCCACGGCGGCGGCAACGGCGGCAAAGACGGTTTCTTTATCCGGATTTTCCCTGTTTACCGGGGCGACAGTGGCCGTAATGTTCTCAAACGGCAATACGGCGGCGAATCCGACCTTGAACATAAACAGCACAGGGGCAAAACCGATCTACTACAGGAATGCGGCTCTTACTTCATCTACGGCCGGCATTATCTCCAAAAACGGGGTGTACCTGTTTGTGTACAGCGGTTCCTATTGGCGGCTTGTCGGGGATGTCGGGAGCATTGCGATTTCGGAAGTGGCGGATAAACTGTCAACGCCGCGGACGATAGACGGGGTCAGCTTTGACGGGAGCGCGGATATTGTGCATTTTGGGGCGTGTACAACGACGCCGGCAACGGCGGCTAAAATAGTTTCTATTCCAAATTTTGTGTTAAAAGATGGGGCAAAAATATATGTGGAGTTTACTATGGGGAATACTGCGGCAAACCCAACTTTAAATGTTAATTCTACAGGAGGAAAGAGTGTTTTTACAATGGATTGTGCTAATAGTTATAGTGTTCGTCCGACAGATATTGGCCAAGGAATATACGAATTTATATATCTTGGAGAATTTTGGTATACAGTATCAAGCAGTGTTTCATATAGTATTGTTTCATTTGCTACTAATGATTTGACTGATTCAAGTGCAGCATCATGGACATCTGTAACACCTCTTGCATCCAGATCGACTGTGAGAGCAATTGTTGAGAAAGTCTCCACCATGTTCAAAAACGTCCGCTACCTGTACAAGCTCCTGGGCAAAACAGATATTTCTGCAATCGGGGATGGAACTGTGACAGGGATTTTAAGCCAAAATCTAGCATATAAAGATTTTTCATCCGAGATTACCAAATTAAATGCCTCCGCCCCTGATCCCGTCTGCTATGTTGAAAACGGCACAGTGTATATTCTTGGAGGATTTATAGCCAAAACCGCCACATTGGCAGGCAATTTGTTTCAGGTGCCGAAAAAGTATGCTCCGCGTGCAGAAGTGGTCGGTTCCGCTTCGTATCCGTCTTCCGCGGTGGATGCCGGAAAAATTCTAAGCATCAGTATCGCCGCAACCGGCATTGTCAGCTATTACCAGAAAGAGCAGCTGAGTTATTCCCAACGGTTTACCATACAATATCCCTTAAAAACTTCATAATAGAAAAATTCAGAGCCAAAGAGCCAGTAAAGAAATGAATCTTTACCGGCTCTTTTCATAGGAAGGAGGCGAAACATGGACACACCAATCACAAGAGCGGAGCACGAGGAATTCCGCAGGGCGATGGAGGCGGAAAA